AGATGGATGGATGCCAGGATTGATCCGTCAGGTCGTTGGCATCCACCTCGTGCTGTTAGCAAGCACCCATTTCCGTACATAGTTTGTGATTGTCACAAGCAATTTCCAACATTGAATATTGTGATGAAGGAGGGAGTGCCTCCTCAAACAATAGGGTTATTCGCAGATGAATTGAAAGTTGTATTTGAAACGTTGACTGTTGACAAATCAGGCAACAGCCGTGAGAAAATGTCGCTGTTCAGCATACATGCTACTGTTGAAGCGTATCATGAGAAAATGAAGTCTATTAAAGACAGGTACATGATACATTTTAGGGATAGTTACAAGTTTCATAGCGAAATTGGGTTGACCGGAATTCAGAAATTTCGCAAATTGTTTAAAAAGAAAAATTTTGACGAAATGTGATTCATTTATTTAATGTGTGTAGCCTGACATTATGTAAATCCATGGGTAGTTGTGTCAGGCTACACCTTAAAAAACAGACCCCTAAAACACTGTAAAAAGAAAGATTGCCGAATTCTAGCATTGTGTTTTTGTTAATACTGAAAATTGATGTTTTTTGTGTCGACAGCACCCACAGGGTGCCGAGAAAGTCGGGTCCCAAAATCTTGGGTGACTGTACCTGTGCGCAGATGGGGCGGCACTATTTAAGCCGGGAGCGGCACGATGTTGAGTCAGAATTCCATGGCGAGTCGCGAGTCCCCCAAGAAGCACTGGGTATTTACCTTGAACAATCCCATTTCCAATGATGATGCTGGATTGTGGTTACTTCCATACGAGTATGCTGTTTTAGGCAACGAAGTTGGTGAAGAGTGCGGTACCCCTCATATTCAAGGATATGTGGTTTTCAAGAAGAAGTACCGCTTGGCGCAGCTGAAGGCGCATTCTACTCAAGGCGGAAGATGTCATTGGGAGCCTCAGAGTGCTTATTCCACGCCTTTGCAAGCATCTGAATATTGCAAGAAGCAAGGCCGTTACAAGGAGTTTGGCGAATTGTACGCTGATTATGAAGAGTTTTTAGTGACATGTTTGTTTGATGGGTATCATTCCGATGAGTTTGCTGAAGAGGAAGAAGACATGATGCCGCATGTCAAATATTGTCGTACTGTTGATGCAATGTGTGATGATGTTGGAAGTGCACCAGGTGTTCACATTGCATCTTTGTTGTAATATAATTGTAGGCCAGAGGCCGGTTACAATAAAGGTGGAGAATCTACGAAGCAGAAGTGGGTAGATGCTCTTGAATGCGCGAAACGAGGAAAGTTTGAGGAAGTTGACGCGCACATTCAAATTCAGTATTTTGCGAGTTTGAGAAAAATACATCATGAAGCATTGTTGGAGAAAAGTACTTTCGACGGAGAGTTGGAGAATTTGTGGTATTTTGGCCCCCCTGGGACTGGCAAGTCACGTAAGGCTCGTGACAAATTTCCTGATGCTTATTTCAAGGCCTGCAATCATTGGTGGGATGGATACTGTGGTGAAGAAACTGTTATCATCGACGAGTGGGAAGTGGATTCTGGGAAGTTTATTGGACACCACCTCAAGATCTGGTCGGACAGGTATCCGTTCAAAATGGAGATCAAAGGATCCAGTTTGCCGTTGCAGCGCCCCAAACGAATCGTCATCACAACCAATTATACCATCGAGGAGTGTTTTGGACGAGATGCAATGTTGTGCGACGCTATCAAGCGACGATTTAGAGGAGTGGATTTCGGATTGGTTCCCTATACACGAGCAGATGGGAGTGTTATAGAAGAAGTTGATTAGAAAGGTACATGATACGCGGCATTTATTAGTAAATTACGCCCACACAACTGCTTGATTTGTTACAGATGAAACCAAAGCGATATCGTCTTGTTTTCCGTTATCTTGGTACGAAAGGAAGGAATTGTATTGAGTAACCTCAACGGACAAACGAACGTCAACAGTTGCGGTATAGTTATATACTGTCAGGTACAGAATATTTTTGATTCCATTAGTTGCTGGAAGAATACGCAGATGGTATTCTGCTTGGGCTCGTCCAAGAGCTTGATCTGTTGAATCCAGTTTGAAGTGTGACCAAGAGTTCAAATTGTTCGTTTCAGTGAGATTTCCAGTCTGAGTGAATCCGAGAGGAATATCTCGGAAACGTAAAATTGTAGAAGCATTTGAAGAAACCAGTGTTGGAATGACAATTTGATTCCAACCGGGCGCGTACGCTACGATGTTGATTCTGAGAATTCCGCTGTAAGAATCTGGAAGCGTTAGCTGCAAGTGGGGGACTATGGTCCCAGGCGTGGGCTGGATGGTGGTCGAAGTCAATATATCTGAATTTACACCAGGGAAAAAAGCTGCGTTGAGTCCTTTGGTCAGAACTGAACCCAGTGAATTTCGTGCACCGTTGTAGATCACAGCAGTCGATGGAATGACTCCATTGAAGGTGAATTTATCCATGCAGAAGAAGTCTCTCATGACGTTGTATGCATTGCCAGAGACGAATTTGGGTTTTCGCAATTTGACAGTGTAAGACACCCAAAGTTCTCCAATTTGCTGACCGGCATATCCTTGAGGTGGGTTCACAACTGCCAGGGAAGTGCGTCCAAGATCATAATTTTTCAAATCTTCACCAGGCGGCAAGTTTCCAGCACGAACGTATTTTTGAGATGCTCCTGAGTTTTTGGTAGGATCACATTCGATTCCATGGATTAGTGATTCTGTAGTTTTGCATGACATGCCGCCATCGTACAACATCATTTCTTCTTTGTCAGCAAATGCGTCACTGTTTGGATTGTACTGTGTTGCCATGATCACTTGGCCCACTTGTCCAGTGCTGCTTGCAAAATCAGCTACTGTAGATTTGAAGGTGTAAATGAGTTGTACGATTTCATATTCTTCAAAGTTGATCGCAAGCTGAGCCAACCACGGGAATGCGGTAGTCATGCCCGGGTTTAGAGGCCACTGTTCCACTTGAAAGACTGTTCCTACAGCAGGAGCGAAAACGTCTCTGACGTATTCTCTGTTTGACAAAGTGATTTGAGTGACGTCATCCTGTGAAAACCTTGGTACTATTGATGAAGCAGTTGCACCACCATCTTGCACAATTGTGTTTGTTGCGTAAGTTCCTTGTCCTCTGTAGAGTCCACGACCTCTGACGGGTTTTTTGTACAGTCCTTTGCCTGTTATCTGGTCGGACAAGTTCATTGCGGAATGCAATGCCGCCCCATAGGGGTGAGTAGCAGGAACGAAGCCTTTTACAGCGTCCCACACTTTGTCTCCTGCATCACTGCCAGCTTTCCAACCTTGACCTGTCAGAAGGCCACCAAGGCCTCCAAAGAATCCTCCTCTGCCTTGCATGTATTTCCCGCGCCCGGTCATGTTATATGATCGTCTGTTCATTCTTTGTTGTTCTGAAGCTGCTTTCCAAGACGCTCCAACGCGTTGCAAGCTTTCACCAGAACCTCTCGAAATAGGCAAATCCCAAAAGTCGCGAAGCGGATAAGTTTTGCGGTAACCGATTTGGCGCTTGATACCATAGTACCGCTTCTGCAAAGCGGGATCCATGAAGTACCTGGTACGTTGTTGCTTGGGTGACGGGATGGACGACGAGGAATCACGCAATCTTCGCATTCCTCTGGAAGCAAGCATATCATTGGGAGTAGTGTATCCTCTGATACGACGTACTTTCCGAGCAGCCGAAGCGTATGGTGCAGCTCCGCCACCTCCTGAGAAACCTGTACCTGCGAAGATGGAGGACATGTTGCGAGGTTGGTTGGCTTGCGCAGCTCTTTATACGTGGTACACGTTGGTTCCGCGCCTACCCCGCCCTAGTATTACCGGGGTAGGCTATGGAACCGGAACCATCCGGTTCTTATTTATAGCCGTTGTCGGGGGCGCATGGGGGTGTCCCTCATGGTACCCTTACAGAACTTGGAATTTGAGGACGAATTGGAACCCACTTCTCCAAGTTATGTTTGTTTTTCTGCGATTACTGCGTTTTTACAGGCACTGTTAGTTCCGCGACGTATTAGGAGTGGTCGCAGTTCTAGTAGCAGTGTTAATAGTAGTGTGTCTCCTCACTCTGTTAAGTCTGACAAATAGATATGCAAGCCTCTTTGTGGTATGTGTTGGGGCCTGAGACAGGGGTATATATGCAATACCATGTTGCCGTCAGGTTAGGTCAACATATTCAGGATATGATCCATGGACAGATCATCACCGAGTTGAATGGACGTAAGGTGACTGGTCGAAATGTTGGCCGAACACAAGACCCTCATAAGTTAATTCAACTTACCAAAGAATTTGTGCTGCATTGTCAGAGCAGGTTTGTTTCAATGTTGGGTTATGAACGCAGTAGATGGATGGATGCCAGGATTGATCCGTCAGGTCGTTGGCATCCACCTCGTGCTG